CTTTAACTTCAAGAAGAAGCTATTTGACCAGATTATGGCAAATATTGCTGATCTTGGTGACCCAACAGATCCAGATACTGGTTGGTTGCTTAAGTTTAACCGTCGTAAGACTGGCCCACTAGCTATCAATGTGGAGTACACTCTACAAACTGTTAAGTGCCTTAACTCAAAGGGCCCTCTAACAGAAGCTGAAAAGGCTGCTATTGCAGAGGCTAAGACCATCGAGGAACTTCTACCTCGCGCTACACCTACAGCCCAGAAGGAGCTTCTAGAGAAGCTACAGAAGGGTGAAACCGATAACATCGACGAGAGTGTAGAAGACGAGCTAGACGTCAAGTAATAAAATAAGCCCAGCTAGCCTAGTGTTAGCTGGGCTTCTTTATCGGAGTCGTATGAAGATATTAAGTATTGCTGATATACATTTTAAACTAGGACAAAAGAACGTCCCTAAAGAGTGGGCTTCTAAAAGATATGAGATCTTTTTGGAACAGCTTTATCGGGCAGAGCAAGAGGTTGATCTAGTAGTTATTCCGGGAGACATTTTCGATAGGTCTCCTACAATAGAAGAACTAGACTTATACTTTCAATTCATTTATGAACGTAGTAAACCTACTATCATAAGTACAGGTAATCACGAAGCTACTAAGAAGGGTAAGAGTTTCTTTTCTAAACTTAAAGAAGTTACAGAAAGACTTAACCCTAATGTTAAAGTAGTTGTTGATTATATTTACAGTACGGATGACTTCCATGTAGTTCCTTACGAATTTATTGGGAAGAAGGATACTTGGGATAATCTATCAGTACTACCGGTATTTACCCATGTTAGAGGTGAAATCCCTCCCCACGTAAAGCCAGAAATTCCCTTAGAGTGGCTAGATAAGTTTCCTATAGTTATTGCTGGGGATCTACACTCACACTCTAATACGCAGAGAAACATAGTATATCCTGGTAGTCCAATGACTACCTCGTTTCATAGGCATGAAGTAGATACTGGGTATCTGATTATTGACTCTAGTGACTGGTCATGGAAGTGGCATAAGTTCAGTTTACCTCAGCTTATTAGAAAAACTGTAGCTGATCCGGAAGACATGGTGCCAACAGAGTATCACCATACTATCTATGAACTAGAAGGTAATCTTAAGGATTTGAGTGGGATAGCTAATACAGAGTTACTAGATAAGAAACTAGTAAAACGTAATAGTGATACAGCTTTAGTTCTTAGTGCAAAGATGACCTTATCAGAGAAACTTTCCGAGTACTTGTTATATATACTAGAGTTAAAGGACAAGGAAGTAGAGGAAGTAATGGGAGTATTTAATGAGTACCGTAGTTCTCAAACAAATTGAGTGGGATAGGTGCTTTAGCTTTGGCGATACTAATGAAGTAAGTTTAAGTGATGAAGCAGTAACCCAAATTATTGGACCTAATGGGTTCGGTAAATCATCAATCCCTTTAATTATTGAGGAGTCTCTCTTTAACAAAAACTCAAAAGGAGTAAAGAAAGAAGAGATCCCTAATAGGAGTTTATCAAATGGCTATTCTATTAATCTTATGTTTAATGTTGATAATGACGAGTTCCAGATATTAACAGAACGTAAGTCTTCCATTAAAGTACGATTATTTAAAAATGGAACAGATATTAGTAGCCATACAGCTACTAATACGTTCAAACAGATAGAAGAAATTGTTGGAATGGACTTTAAAATCTTTCAGCAACTAATTTATCAGTCCACAGATTCTGCTTTAGCTTTTCTATCAGCTACAGATACCGCTCGGAAAAAATTTCTAATAGATCTATTTGACCTAAGCGAGTACACGCAGTTATTTGAGGTATTTAGGGATGCAACGAAAGCTGTAACATCCCAATCAAATACATTACAGGGTAAGGTAGACACGATTAAAAAGTGGCTTCTTGAGAACTCTAGCCTACCTTCCGAGCTTCTTCCAATCTATGAAATTCCAGATCGAGTAGATTATTCAGATGAAATTGGAGATTTGAGATCAAAAATTTCTCAAGTAGAATCAATTAATGCAAGTATACTTCGTAATAATAAAGTAAAAGCTACTCTAGCCCAGTACAATAGAGATAAACTGGAGGAAGATTCTAAAGGTAATATTCAGTCTTATGATGAATATCAGGCTGAAATAGGAACTCTAAGATCTGAGAAGCAGGCTGCTGATACGGTTATTACAAAACTAAAGTCTCTTAAGGATAAGTGCCCCACTTGTCTACAGGATGTGGACGTGGCTTTTTATCAAGAGTTACTTTTGCAAAGTGTAACTTCTTCCAGTAGCGCCGAAGGACGTATAAGTTCTCTTGAAGAGGCTATAAATAGTATTAAACGTACTAACTCCGTAATAGTGAATGCTAAAGCTAAACTGGCCGAAGTTGACAAATTACAAGTCCAAGTAGATAGTACTATTTCTACAGAGTTACTAGACTCTTCGGAGCTAGAAAACGAGTTAGCCGGTCTACGTAAGATAGTAACTAATCTGGACACTGATATAGCTAACCTACAGAAGCTTAATAATGAAGCTATTGGTAAGAATAGTCGCATTGAGTTATACCATGAACAAAAGAGTAAGTTCGAGAAAGACTTATCTGAAGTGGTAACTGAAATGCAGGAGGTAACTTCTAGACTTAAGAACCTCGAGGTTCTTAAGAAGGCTTTTAGTACTAATGGGTTAATAGCTTATGAGTTAGAAAACCTAGTTAAAGACCTAGAAGTTTATACTAATGAGTACCTATCTGAGTTATCTGATGGTAGGTTTACAATTGAATTTGCTATCTCTAATGATAAGTTGAATGTAGTACTTACTGATGAAGGTAAAGAGATCAGTATGGTAGCTCCTTCTTCTGGGGAGAAGGCTAGAATTAATATCTCTACTCTTTTAGCCATCAGAAAGCTAATGTCTGATATTTCTAAGAATACTATAAATGTATTGTTCTTGGACGAGGTGATTAGCGTACTAGATGACTATGGTAGAGAAAGACTAGTGGAAGTACTACTGAAAGAGCAAGGTCTTAATACCTTCCTTGTTTCACACTCTTGGACGCATCCACTAGTAAGTAAACTAGAGGTAAAGAAGGAGGCCGGCATTAGCTGGATAGAACGTGGTTAATCCTCGAGCCAAAGGTGCTTTAGGAGAGACTAAGGTAATGGAATTACTTAACAGTAAAACCCCTCATACCTTCGAGAGAACTCCCGGTTCTGGTAGTGGTCTTATTAAAGGCGACCTACACATTCCAAAGTTTAAGAATGTATTCTGCATAGAAGTAAAAAACTATGCAGAATCACCTCTTTCGGATAAAATATTAACAACAAAGACTAATGACCTACTAGTATGGTGGGAGAAGTTAATTAGACAGAGTCAGGGCAAAAAACCTCTATTAATATTTAAGTATAATAGATCAAAGTTTTTTGTTGCTGTGGATACTAAACCAACTAACGTTGAAAAGTATATTGACTTCCCTTGGCTAAACTGCTATATTATGTTGTTAGATGACTGGTTAGAAAAGGAAAAAATAACATGGCTACATTTGCCAACAACATCAAACCAGAAAACGTAATGATCGTAGACGCTCTAAATACAGCGTTTAGATGGAAGCATTCCGGTTCTACTAGATTTGTTGAAGACTATTACTCTATGGTAATGTCTTTAGCTAAATCTTATGATGCTGGTACTATTATCATTGCTGCGGATCAAGGGGGCTCCTCCTACCGTAAGGCTATTTATCCAGACTACAAGGCTAACCGCAAAGTTATTGTGGAAAAGCAAACAGAAGCAGAGAAAGAACAGGCCCGTTTATTCTTTGACGAGTATGAGCGTGTTCTAGAAGATCTGGATAAACGTAAGAATATCACGGTACTTAGGTACAAAGGAGTTGAGGCTGATGACATTGCAGCGTATGTTGTATCCCGTCTATCTGACTATGGCTTCGCTCAAGCTTGGCTTATCAGCTCTGATCGTGACTGGGATCTACTTATTAGTCCTAATGTTTCTAGGTTTTCTTATGTTACTAGAAAGGAGCAGACTCTTGATACGTGGGATTATCCAGTTTCTCCAGAGGAATATATTTCTTACAAAGTATTGGTTGGTGACTCTGGGGATAATATCCCTGGGGTTCCTGGTGTGGGCCCTAAGCGTGCCACAGCTCTTATTGAGCAATACGGTTCTGCCATGGATATTTATGCCTCTATACCTATTCCTGGTAAGCAAAAATTTATTCAGGCCGTAAATGATAGTAAAGAACAAATTTTAATTAACTATGAACTAATGGATCTAGTATCATTCTGTCAGGATGCTATTGGGTTCGATAATGTTAAGGACATTGGCCGTCGTTTGGTCTTTGGTTAAGGAGTATACATGGTAAGTACACGCGCGCAGATTATCACCCGTAGGACCTATAATAGGCCTTTAAATACGGAAGGAACCGTATTTGAGACATGGGCTGAAACAGTAAGTCGAGTAATTGACCATCAACAGTGGCTATGGACAAGAACTCTAGGACGTGACCTAGTAGATACGGAGTACGCCGAGCTATACGATCTAGAGCGTCTAATGCTAGAGCGTAAGATTTCAATGTCTGGACGCACCTTATGGCTAGGGGGTACAGACGTTGCTAAGACTAGAGAAGCTAGTCAGTTTAATTGTAGCTTTACAGAAGTAGAGACTGCATATGATATTGTTGACTGTCTATGGTTACTACTTCAGGGATGTGGAGTAGGATTTAAACCAGTAATTGGTACGCTCAATGGTTTTGCAAAGCCTATTCAAAATATTGAAGTAGTCCGCAGTACCCGTACAGAAAAGGGTGGCCTAGAATATAACGAGGAGTTCTGGGATGATGAAAATAAAATCTGGACTATTAAAGTTGGGGACAGTGCGGAAGCTTGGGCTAAGTCAATCGGCAAGCTTATGGCTGGAAAGTATCCTGCTAGGACACTTATCCTTGACTTCTCGGAGCTTAGACCAGCCGGTGAGCGTCTTAAGGGGTACGGATGGATTAGTAGTGGCGATAGAGCCATTTCTGAAGCCTATGTAAAGATTGCTAATATTCTCAATGGTAGGGCTGATGCTCTCCTATCAAGAATGGATATTCTTGATATTGTGAATCTGATGGGAACTATTCTAAGTTCTCGTAGAAGTGCGGAAATTGCTCTGTTTGAGTACGATCAGCCAGAGTGGGAAGAATTCGCTATTGCTAAGAAGGATTTCTGGTTATATGGTAATGAGCATAGAACCCAGTCAAATAACAGCTTAGTATTCAATAGTGTCCCTTCTCGTGATGACTTATCTTATATCTTTGCTCTTATGCAGGAAGCGGGCGGATCAGAACCTGGGTTTATTAATGCAGTTGAGGCGCGTAGACGCGCACCTTGGTTTAAGGGCTGTAATCCCTGCGTAGAAATCCTACTAGGTAATAAATCTTTCTGTAACCTTACTGAGATTGACGTAGGTAAGTTCAAGGGAGATAATGCAGGGCTTCACTACGCTACTAGACTAGCGGCTCGTGCTAATTACCGTCAAACCTGTGTTAACCTACGAGACGGTATCCTACAAGAGTCTTGGCACCTTAATAACTATTTCCTTCGCCTATGCGGAGTGGGATTAACAGGCATTGCTAAGCGACCTGATATTCAGTCTTATGATTACCAATACTTAGCACGTACTGCTACTAGTGGTGCAGTTAGTATGGCGGAGGAACTAGGACTTCCTTATCCTAAGAATGTTACTTGTGTTAAGCCTAGTGGCACTCTTAGTAAGATTATGGATACTACAGAGGGTGTGCATAAGCCTTTAGGTAAGTACCTATTCAATAATGTGGCCTTTAGTAAGTTCGATCCGGTTATTCCTAAGCTACGTGCTGCTAATTATTACGTATTTAATCATCCTACGGATAATGATGCTGTTCTAGTATGCTTCCCTGTTTGTTATGATGATGTTCCCTTTGATAAGGTTAACGGCCTTGAAGTGAACGTGGAGTCAGCTATTACCCAGCTTGAAAGGTATAAGCTGCTACAAACAAGTTGGACACAGCAAAATACCTCGGTAACTATTAGTTACGATCCTTCCGAAGTAGAGGATATTATTGACTGGCTTCTAGCTAACTGGGACTGTTACGTAGGGGTTAGCTTCCTATACAGAAATGATCCTACAAAGACGGCTAAGGATCTTGGTTACTTGTACCTCCCTCAAGAAGTAGTTACGAAGGAGGCGTATGATAAGTATATAGCTACCCTTCTACCTGTTGACTTGGAAGGAGCTAATAGCTTTGACGAGATTGTACAGGATGACTGTGCTACAGGGGCTTGCCCAATTAAGTAAAAAAGAAACCCGCTACGAAATTCGTAGCGGGTTTTTTATTACGATATTTTAGTCCAAGTATAGTCAGACGTGGTAGTACTAGGTGTAACTATATCTTTATTAGTAGCTATACCCATCCATCTTCTAACTGTAGTGTCACCAGAACCTGTAGTTAGATCCGTAAAGGTTATACCATCTGTGCTATTAGCATATACTATCCAAGTATACTTGTGTCCCTGTACTCCTATTAGCTCCCAATATCCATTAGATAGGCTAGGTAGTATAGGTGGAGGTGTACCATAGTTGTCATCTTGGGTACTAATCCAATTAGCAGATTGTGAATAAACTATATCTCCTGCAAAATAAGTAGTACCATATGAATAAGCCGTAGCGGATACAAATCCAGTAGCTAGGGCAGCGGTAGCTGAATTAGCTAAAGACGAACCTGTTGACATTACTGAATACTCAGAGTAAGTTATTACCCCATTAGTCATAATACGTCGTCTAATCCAATAATATCTAGTTGAAGGATTATCTGGGATAGTTTCTACAAAATTATTTGTGTAAACTACACTAACAAGACTCGCACTATTAATAGTAGTGCTATTAGATGCCCATACTTCAAAAGCAGGGTTACCCTCTACAGAGTCCCATGTGGTAGTTATCTGCCCCACTTGATTAGTAGTACTAGTAACTGAGGTAGGTATAATAGAAGGTATATTAGTAACTCCGGTTACAGTAGTAGCTCCAGTACCGGAGGCTACTTTTATGCCTGTTAATCCGTAGAAACTATCATCGTACTCTTTAGCTACGATATCTGCCATTCCATCAGGTTGATAAGTTATAGTATCTATACGAAATTTCTTACCAGGGCTAGTCCAGTCATACCTAGGGTATACAACCTGAATGATTGTACCTGCTAAGAATAAGATACCGTGTGTTCGTATAGTCATATTTATAGTAAGACCATATCTAGACTTATTTAAATAACTATCTGCTAATAACCTAGTATTATAGTAATTGGTTATGCCGGGAACTGAAACGTTACCTTTTTTTGGTACATTCTTATCAGCTTTTAAGTACTCAGAGTTAAAAAAACTAATAC